TAGTGGTTTTCACGGGAACGCTGCACCCAGACTGGCGTACCGGTCGGGGAGGTGATTCGCGCTTCGCTTACTATCTGCTGGCAATAATCATCCGTTGTTTCCTCATGCAGTCGCCATGCGCCGAGGCTATCCAAAGGGTAGCGGATGCGTTCATGCACCCAACTTTTCCAGTGGTCAGTATCGAGCAAATGCAGAGTAAGCCCATATTTTGAGGTCTTACCGTCGGCCTTTACTTCGATTTTCGACTGAATAATCGGGCGGGACTGTGTTCGTCTCCCTTTGGTCGGGAAAACAAAACGAGGAAAACGCCGCGCAAACGAATAGACGCGGTGTTCAGGAACGGCAAATTTCTTGCCTGGACGGAAACCACTATCAACGAACGCAAGCCGTATCGGCAGGCCGTCGATAGGCTCTGTGAGCAGATCGGCGAGATCGTCCCATACCTCTTGTTGAGAAGTATCGCCCCAGAGGTCGCCACTATCGACAAGCCATGACGTTGCACGCGCGCCCCACGCTCGAATGACGAACGGAAGGCGGTTTTTCTGAACGTCGACACCGGCCGTCAAAAAGACAGCCTGATCTGGGATAGTCCGAGGAAGATACGGAGCCTTTAGGTTCGCCACCTCCTGCCACTCTGGCACGTCACCTCCGCCCGGCGTGTAGACCTCCCCGAAACCTGCATTGATTGCCGTCTGCACCTTGCCAGTCTCACCAGAGGCGAGGGCTTTAAGATACGTTTCGGCACGTTCTCCGAACGATACGAACGGAGACGCAAGACCCGAAACCCAGAATGACAATGTTGTGGTGTCGGGAGGATCACCGGCGACGTTACCGTCGACGTCGACAGTTTGCCCCGGCGCAACGAATACGCCGGTCGCGTTCATGGTTTCCTTGTGAATATCCTCAATAACGCATCCATTACGAGGGCACTCGATAACAGCCTCTCTACGAGCTTGTGCCGGAGTTGCCGTCTTCGGCCACGATAGGCATTTAAACCGAGGGACAAACCACTCGCGGCAGTGCGGGCATTGCCATGTCCAGTGGTGGCGAGTGCCTTCCTGCCACAGCCGCCAAATAGGTGAGGCTACGTCGTCAGGATTGACCACCCCCCAAAACTCAAGGCCGCTGTCTTCGTCCATTTCAGTTTCGACCATTCCTTGCGAGGGCGTGGAGGTTATGCCGGTCATGAAGTCCGCATATGTGATGCCGCGAGCTTCGACGAGGCCGAGCGGATCGCCTTGTCCTTTGATGTTTGCGGCCATTTCGTCGTATTCATCGATGAGTGCTAGTCCGGCAGGGTCGGACTTGAGGGCGGTTGAGGATCCGGCATGGGCGAGGCGCACGGTAACGCCAGCAACTCGCTTGAGCGTCTTTTTCATACGTTTACCGCGAGCGAGCTTCCGCTTTAGTTTCGGAGCTTCATCGAACAGCCCCATGAGGCGCGGTTCAAACTGGTCGTTAAGAAACTTTTCGGAAGGGCCGACGTAAAGGATCGGCACCGGTCGCGTGTCGCACCGGAAGCCAATAACATCTAGAATTGTTTCTGTCTTACCGCTCTGCGCGCCTGTGACAAGGACGTTTCGCGTGTAGCGAGGATCATCAAAACCGCGCGCATACGGGACAATGTACGGAGTATAAAAAGGATCGCGCTGTCCGGGCTTTCCTGATGTAGGAGGGTAGACGCGATTGTCCGCCCCCCATTGGTCAGGCGTCGTCTTCTCCGTCGGCTCCCAGAGGATCGCGGCCAGATCGTAAAGCCTCGCCCGCTTCTCTGAACTTGCCTTGTGATCGAGCAAACGCCCCATTTAAACCCTTCTCAATCTCCACGCGCAGTTTCACGTCGCGCGTCACCGCTGCCGGTATTCCGGAAAGTTCTGCGCGTAATGTTGCAAAAACACTTGAGACGACGGCTTCAACATCGTCCATTTCGACGAGACGGCCTTCCTCTTTCCCGATCCGGAGCTCGACCTCTCTTTGCCGCGCGGCCTTGAGGCCGCTGTCGGCGGCGGATTTTGATGCTTGTTTTTCTTCGTCTTTCAAAAAGCGAATGTAGCCTTGAACAGCATCGGTTACGGCATATTTGCCTTTGCCAATTCTGGGGATGTAACCTGAGTTCACAAGCTGCCGAATGCGCTCAGTTGAGAGCATAAGTAAACCGGCTATTTGCGCGGCTGTGATAGTGAAATCCTTAATGTCGGACATTCCTATTTCCCGTCGTTTCCAGCATGGCGAACACCAACACCAACCGCGAATTTAGAAATCTCAAAATTGTTCATATTCCGGGCAGCAGCGTGCCCGCACAGCTTGCCTATGGGGTAAGGTACCTTTTCTTTACCCCTTCACGTCGCGATACAGAGGCGCACAGAGCGGTGAAGGCAGACGAATGGCTGGATGCAGCTGACTGCACTCTGCTCGCCAGCGGCCTTTCTTGTGGCTTTCCCTCTAGCGCCTAAGCTACCACTTGAACAGGCGCATGAGTTCGTGCTCAACGCGCTTCATGATAAACCCGTCGACTTGCTTCCACTTAGCTACGGTTGGATCTTTGGTGATCTCTCTCGCAATATTGGGACCGAACAGCGGTTCGACTGGCCCGCGTTCTGGACTGGTACGTTTATAAACCTTGCCATCATAAGCAGACACGATGAATGTGGATTTGAAAACTCGGCGCTGTTTCCAAGGCGCAGCGCTTACGCCTTTCTTACCTTGCCTTGCTGCGAAGAGATTGAGGTTCATCTCATTACCAGTCGCTTCAAGAGTGTAGGAAAGTTTATTCGGGTTAGCCCGTTTTGTTTCAACGGCCTTATTAATTAAGCCGTATTTAATTCCTGTCTGGCTGACAAGGGAACGCTTGACCTGTGTCCGCGCCATGTCGCCGCCTCGGTTAAGGGCATTTGCAAATATACGTTTAGCTTTTCCCTCACCTGCGACGTTCAGGGCTTTGCCAAAGTTCTCATAAACGCCGTCTTTTGTGATGACGATATCACCGGACATAACTATTCACTCCCCTCATCTTTGGACAATAAAAAACCCCGACAGGAGGGGAAACTGTCAGGGTTCACTAATGCTGTCAGAGTTTATAAATTGAGGACATGTTGCAACCAATAAAAATGTTGCGAAAACAGAGTTATATTTTTTATTAGACTTTATTGATTGAAGTTATTGCCAGATTGGTCAGCTTGTTATTTGTCGCTTTTTCTTGGTCAAGTATCTCACTTAGCAGCGTATGCGCTTCATCATAACCAAGTTGCTTTGCCCATTCACGCAATGAGCCATAACGAGCAATCTCATAATGCTCAACTGCTTGGCAAGCCGCCAGCAATCCCGCATCCAATGCAGTTCCGCTAGCTTCTTTTATAAGACCGTCGGTTTCTTTTATCAGCCCTTCGATGGCATCGCATTTTTCGCCTTCGGCTTTAACGCCGATTGATTTAAAAACCTTTTTAAGTGTTTCAATCTGGCCTTTAGTTTCTGCAAGATGATCTTCCGCAGCGCTTTTCAATTTCGCATCTTTTGCTGCTTTTGCCACATTGGGTAGCGCCTTAGTTATAGCAGCTTCTGCGTAATAAACATCCTGAAGTGTATGCACAAAAATATCTGATAGTGATTTCATAACAGTTCCTCCTTCAATAGAGGAGAAACGGCAAGGCCACCTTATTGTTCCGAACACAAATTGTGTACTGGTAGCGACACATGTCATTAGTAAATATATGATCGAGCTATTTGACAATAAAAAAGGCCGGGGCAATTCTGCACCGACCTTCCTACTCATCATTTAATTTCCAGTGCCAGTACATCCGTGGTCAAAGGTTTAAATTGATGAAGACGTTTGCGAGCGCTGTGAGAAACGCGCTGCATAGCAACGTCTATGAAATCTATATAGATAGCGATTGTGTTCTAAACAAGGATACAAACGAGTTTTTTTAATGCTGCTGTACCCAGTTAAGATTACCAGGGGCAACTCCTACCTCTGATGCAACCTTAATCGCTCGTTCCTTCAACTCCTCTGGAACCTCTGCTGTGCGTGATAAAACCCAAAAATATTTAGGGCTTGAGCCAACGATAATAGCCCAGCGATAATCCTCATCCAGATCTACGATATTATAACCACCATAGAACGGACCGAAGAAAGAAACTTTGAGCGCCCCCTCGTGCTCATTTCGCACAAAAACGGCAGTTCCTGAAGCTCGTTTATGTCTGCCAGATATCTCGTCGATACCGCTATTCAATACATTTACAGAGCCATCACCGTTAAGAGTGTATTCGGCTGTGGTTTTAATCAGGCCTTTTTCAAAACGGTTATCTACACGAGCAACCTCAAACCACTTCCCAAGATATCGGTTTAGCTCGAAACCCGTGACAGGCGTAACATTATCAGGAATTTGAGGATTACCTGCTTTATATAATTTATATCCTGCGAATATACCAAGTGCAGCCAGTAATAGCTTTTTAGCGCTCATAACAAACTCCTGTCAGTTATATTGTGAACGCATATGGGTGTTGAGAGTTCCGCAATCTACAGCTTGAAACAAAAAAGGAAGCATTATTTCTGGGTGATTTATTCGAATAAAATCGCGCTGCGAACAGATTGAACCAATTGCAACTGACACTCTCAGGATGGTGTTTTTAGTGTTCATACAGGCATTTGTCGTCATCATTTTGTTATTCAAATAAAAACCCCGCCATTTCTGACGGGGAAATTAGTTCATAAAAGGCCGTGAACTTTTAAAATTTATAGTTCACACCAACTCTTATTGTATGAAATGGCGTTTTTGATGTTACATTTACATCGGCAGCCTCACTCGAGAGCGTGAATTTTGTTTTCCCTAAATCAGTATAGAGATACTCGCTTTTCAATGTCCAATGGTCTGTGAAGGCATACTCTGCACCAGCACCAACAGTATAGCCTACACGAGTTTTAGAGTTTGAGAACCCTACAGTCTCGCCTCCTCCGCTAATGGAGCCATAGGTTTTCACTTGACCATAAGCAACACCACCAGTCGCATATAGCATGAAGCGTTCAGTTGGCAGATACCCCAAACGAACTCGGGTAGTTCCCAACCAACTTATCTTGCTCCCGGCTTCGAATCCAAACACATCATCAATACTACCGGAAATCTCGCCTTTTAAATTTGATGCCTGTATGTCTGTTTCAATACCAATAACGGTTCTATCAAACTGCCAATTATAACCAGCCTGAATACCGCCGATGAATCCACTGGATGTTACGTCAACAGAGGTATCAATGCTTGAAGGGCTAGGAGGAGCCATTGCAAAAATTAAAGGTTCGGGCTCCACAGGATCCGGTTCAAGCTCTGGCTCTGTGGGGTTAACCGGCGGTACAGGCTCTGTAGGAACAACTGTTACTGGATGCTTGAATTTTCCTCCAGCATAACCCGCATTGATACCGATATAACCGCCAGTCCATGAGAACGTATCTGGGACGACAGGGGCAACCGGTTCACTTACAACAACAATGTCTGCAGCATACGCTGAAGAAGCCCAAGATATCCCTAAAAAGCAAATAAATAGTTTTTTCATTTTATCACCTTTGAATGTGCCAGCCATTCAAAGATTCAATTTTAAAAACTACAAACAACAACCATTTTGTCGCAGCAATAATATTAAAATAAACATAATTTAGAAATTAACCATAATATATTTATATCATATAATTACAAGCATATTTATATTTGAATACAACACATTTTATAAATTAGACAAATATAAAACAAAAACTATACTAAAAAAATCACAATAAATAAATGACGAATCACTCTTCATTAACCACTTCAACCGAGCTGTAATTTCACTTCAATTAAGAACAAATTATACAACAAGAACACCCCCTCAAAAATGTATCGACAGCATAAAAACCGGTCATATTTTTCATCCACGAGACAATAAAAACCCCGCCGTAGCGGGGCTTCTTACAAGCGTTTGATGATCATTTACGATCTGATTAGCCTGCCACCCCAAATGAGTATGCATGCACCTACAAAACCAGCTACAAGATAGCCAAGCCAACCACCGAATGAAACTCCAACGAGACCAAACAGAAAGCTGGCAATCGAAGCGCCAATTATTCCCAATATGATGTTGAGAAAAATACCTGTATCGCTTTTCATAAAGTTTGAAGCGATCCAACCAGCCAAGCCGCCGATAATAATTGCAGCAATCCAACCAATTCCTGCGTCGTCCATATAACCCTCCATTCTATTAGGTGATATCTAACGAATTAGGACGATAAGTTTTTTCATCAAGAGTGAGGTTTAGTCATGGATATATTATATATTCTTGTCGCCTTTTTTGGGCTGCTTCGCATTGTAACGGGATGCCCTAGTTGATTGGTTTAGCCAACGTATAACAAAAGCAGTCTTTTAACGCATCTCTTATTGAAATAACGATATCCGGTTCCACCTCATGACGGAACAACAACCGATGCATTATTAATAAGTTTTCGCACACTTATGAAGTCTATGCATAAGCACATGCAATCAAAGATATTGGCTCAGCATAGCAATAGTGTCATTGTTTCATTTGATATCACTCGGAAACCGAAGGTACTAAAATAATGATGACTGTACGCAGATTAACCCCTGCTGAGTGGCCGCATGCTTTCCCTATTATCGCTCAACTCCGTTCTCTTGATGAAGCTGAGTTTCTGACCAGAGTAAAACGTCAGTCTTATTCCGGGTATGAACTGGTCGGCGCATTTAAAGACAGTGTACTCATCGGAGTAATCGGAATGAGACCGGTTCATACGCTTACCAGAGGCTCACATCTGCATATCGATGATCTTGTTGTTGATACCCAACTGCGAGGAACCGGCGCAGGGCGCTTGCTTCTGGAATATGCGGAGAAAGACGCGAAGGCACGTGATATGACAGCCATGTTTCTGGATGCCAGAAAAGAAGCCATACCATTCTATGAAGCACAAAACTTCGTTTATCACACAGCACCTTCTATGAAGAAGCCGATCTAAAAAGAGGCAGCCGTTAAGCTGCCTCTCTCATTTCCGGTCTATGGCTTGGTTTTGCGCCTTCATCCATCCAGTGCATGACTGTTGCCATCTTACCCAAATCTATACCCGATTTTGGCAGCATTGGCGACACCCTTGACCAGTCAGGGCATTGTAAGGATTGATCTTTTTTCCAGATGATCGCCGTTATATCAATAATCTGAGCATCTAATCGCCGCTCTGCTGTCCGACGAACACGACCAGTTTTTTCACAGAATGAGCGGAAAGAGCCCATCTTTTTCGGTGCAGCCATGCACATTCCATACTGTGAGAGTATCAATCGGCGCTCATCATCCAGCACATATTCAGGCATCCAGCAGTATAAAACCTCCTCGGCGCGACTGATTGCTTTGCTGGTAGGCACATATCTGGTGCGGGTATCATTGCGACCATAACCAACAGAATGCCCACCGATAGTTTCATCCTGATAGGTCGGCCAGAATGTCCGCATTGCTGACGGACGGATCATCCCCACATTCAAATGCAACATCGTGTCTGCGGCCTCAATGATCCGCGCACGAACCACAAATGAGAGCTCCATTATGAGCGCTGCGTTTTCGTTCAGCTGATCAAAGGTCAAGGCGGATTTCTGGTTCATCAAGTATGACCTCCAATTGCTTGTAAATTAAAGTTCTCAATGTCGGCCGCACCGGCCATGGTCGCCGCGCTACAGCTTCACCGCGCAAAACGCCAAGAGGAACCCTATCGAAGGCATCAAGCGCGTCACCGGCTCGTTCTGCCCAATCTGGCCGCTGTATAAGCACATCAGAGATTGCCCCGATGGTTTCCGACCATAGCTCGTCTCGATTATTGTTGGTCTGCCGTATGCAGCGCAACACAAAGATCAGGTGTCCATCACCATAGCTGTTCCGGATTTCATGCATGGTGCCTCGGGCATGGCTCTGCGCGGCAGCACGGCGGCGATAGATCGGCACCAGCTTAATACCCAGACCATCCAGAAGCGTATCAAGTTTTCCTTTTGCCATTGCCCACCATCAGAACATTGCATCGAAAGCAGCTTGTGCTGTTTCTTCCTGCGGTGAACGGAACACGGTATATTCCGCATCGAACAGGATTTCAGCATCCTGATTAGGCTCGCCACGGCGGCGCTTGTGATTGATCACCACAGCTTTGCCGCGACTAGCATCATACTTGCGGATCAACTCGTCTCGGCGCTCTTGGTGCATTTCCTGCGGGATCAGCTCTTTATAGAGCGGTTCCGGCCGATAAAGAGAAAACCACACATCAAGGTTTTGCTTCACACCACCGCCGCCATAAGCATCACCCATCATTGGACGAATGTTGCCTTTGGCTTTCCACCGGCCTTTCCATTCTTCATTACGCTGGATCAGGATAACGATTGCAACATCGAGCGACTTGGCCAGTGCTTTAAGCCCACGATACAGAGCATTCACACGCTCGGCGAACAGCTCATTGGATTTGCCCGGAAGATTGATCATCTTGGCATGGTCTATAATAACCAGATCCAGACCGGCTGAGCGCTTCATCGCTTCCATCTTGATACGAATGTCAGACAGGGTACAGTCAGAGAACGCCACGATATCAAATGGCAGGTTCATGGATTTCAAAAGTTCAGCTTCAATGCTTCCCTGCTCTTTCGTATTCAGCGAATAAGAATCCAACCGGCCAAGACTGATCCGGCTTGCTTGTGCTGCTGCTTGTAACGCTGCTTCCTCATCCGTGATCTCAATGGAGAAGAATGCTGACTTAAAGCCGGCTGTTGCTGCATGCCGACACTGTTGCAGGCTAAAGCTGGTTTTGCCGCCACCACTATCCGACATGAAGCCGATTAGATTCCCGCGGCGAATTTCACCGGCCACTTGCGTAATCTCTGGCAGGAACCACGGGATAAGCGTAATCTGCTCAAGACTGGCCTTTGCCACCCGTTCAATCGCCTTTGGCAACAACACACCGTATTTCATGGAACCGGCACGTTCATCGCCTTCACGGGAGATTTCAGTCAAGCGGTCTGCGGCACTTGCAATGAGTTTTGCGGGATTGGCATCAATCGGCATGGATACCGTCTGATCAATCAGAGACTGTGCCAGCATATAAATCTGGCGACGTGACCAGACTTCCAGAATACCCCGTCCCCAATCATAGACACTCATATTGCCAACAGCTTCACTCGAGAGCCGGATAAGGTACTGATACAGGTTCAGCTCATCGCTGATTTTCAATTCCGCATTGATATAAGGCTTGAGCGTCACAGGATTAGCAGTGCGCCCCTCGCTAATCATCTTTGCTGCTTTGGTATAAACATCAGCATGATGCTCATTTGAGAAATGCTCAGGCTTCAAAAAACCGGCAACGCGCCAATAAGATGCATTATCCAGAAAGATACTACCAAGCAGATATTGCTCGTGCTCAATCGCATCAGGCAGCTTTGGCTCTATATTTGACTGGTGATAAGTCATGCTGCAGCCCTTTCATAAAAAGGTACTTGATAATATTCAGCATTTCGTTTGAGTGACCTTAAACGGGGAGCAGAATCATGTCTTGGAATTTTGAACGTGGTCGAATTTATAACCGGCGCGAGGATATTCACGCTCGGTTTAAAGGGCAGCAACAAGGTGGAATTATCACCCCAGCAGATCATGCTCTCGTTATAATTGTTACGGGTGAATCCGGTGAGGAGCATGGGTATTCTGACCGTTGGCGTGCAGACGGTGTCTTTGAATACTTTGGTGAGGGCCAAGTTGGCGATATGCAGATGCATAAAGGCAACGCTGCAATAGCTAATCATTCCATGAATGGTAAAAGTTTGCTTCTTTTCACAAAAACGAAGCACGGGCTGCGCTTTGAAGATGAGCTCATCTATGAATCTCATCATATTGAAGATGCACCAGATCGAGAAAAAAACATCCGCAAAGCAATAGTTTTTGAACTCCGTCCTATTGGCAATGTTCTTGAAGTTGTTGATCATGAAGATGTGCTGATAAGCGATCTCGACAAGCTGAGAGAAAAAGCATTCGCCTCGGCTAACTTTACCCCTGGTAAAAAAAGCGTAAGCACCACTGTTTTCGAGCGCAGTCGTGACGTTCGTGATTACGTTGTTGCGCGCGCAAAAGGTCATTGTGAGGGATGTACAGAACCGGCGCCATTCAAACGAGCCAACGGTGTACCATACCTGGAGCCACATCATATCCGTAGATTGACCGATGGTGGACCGGACGACCCAAGACATGTCATTGCACTCTGTCCGAACTGCCATCGTCGAGTACATTCTGGAGCGGACGGAACCGCATATAATCTCACGCTCGCTAACAAGATGCCGACGATTGAGATCAAGTAAATGAATAAAAAAAACCTTATCTGTTTCGGTCAGTGTGTTACCGCTGGAATAGTTGCTGCGTTCATCACACACATTCTTATTCAGTATTTTGGTGGATATATCGAAGCCTGCCAAATGAATGAAAAAGAAACTCATTGCCTGCGAGAATGGGTGAGTGCGCTTAGTGGTTGGGTAGCAGCTGCCGGAGCGCTCATAGCTGCTCTGCTCACAATTCCTCACCTGATGAAGCAAGCTCATGAAGCAAATAGACAAACAGATTTTATTATTGGCAATACACCACCAATTATGGAGGTTATTGACAGGAATGGGCCAGGTGAAATTTGGGTGAAAATTATTAACTGGAATAGGAATACATTTTACATCGATGAAATAATTACTCCACCGCAATTTAATACAAAAATTGAAAAACTCAAATTTGAGCCAAACAACATCGTAGTTACTATGGGTGAAGGCATTAAGTTGCCAATTCGAATATCTGGCTATGAAGATAGGAGCAAGGCTCCAAGTATAGTGAATATTTACATAAAAGCAGACGGGGGCGTCGACACACAGAGAAAAAAAACATCTATTACAATAACAATCAAAGGTAGAATTCTCAATACAAAACACGAGTTGATTACTCTTGAAGCGGATACCACCTTTGAAGCTTTTACCCCATAGAAGCGATACCTTTATCATGCCGCCGCCCTCACGCTAAGCATCTTAAATGCCTGAGTGTTTGAGGCTGCAAAGGCAATGCCTACTGCATCGGCCATATCATCATTGGTGACTTTGATTTTGAGCTGGTTGCAGCGGTCACGAGCAGCTTTCTTCCAGTCTTTGCGCTGCCAGCCTTTGTGCGTTCCAAAGCCGAGAAACGCCTTACGCCATGTCACCGGTGCGATGGTGATAAATGGGATGCCATACGCGCCAATAATGGCCGAAGCCGCGCCCACGAGCTGATTTGAAGAGATAACAGCATTCAGGCCAGAGCCAGCGCCTTCAACCTCTTGCTCCTCGCCCATGAATTTCACGGTACGCTTGCCAACCGGCTGTGCACGGATCGGCTGTTCCAGCGCAATGAAGTCTGGTTTGTTCTGTTTAATCAGACGCACCAATGATTGACCGAGGAAAGCAGCCTTATTCTCATAGCTTTCACCGGTACACTTAATTGTACCGGCAGAGATTGCAGCCAGAGAGGCCTTATCATCGTAAAAGGCAAAACCAGTCTGTGTTGCCACATCAAGCCCAAGAATAAGCGCCATTTCTTCAACCCCAGATCAACAAATACAATGGTGTGGCGATCAGAACGGCGGCCACGAAATAACAGGCCGCCGCGAACATGATCAGTTCAGCAACAGAAGGCTGCTCGTTCACGCTGCCTCCTGATCCGGAAAGTCCGGATCAGCATCTTCGTCAGATTCCGAATTGATTTTTTCCATGGCCGATTGAAGATTATCGCGCATGATTGCCTGTCCACGATCCCAGCCCCGCAACCACACCATATCTTCATTAGAACCGGCGTCGTGCGGGCTTTTCGGATCTCTGCCAGCCAGTCCAGCCAGTTCGCCCTCACCTTCAATGCGCTCAATTGCTGGCGCACGGTCACGCAACAGATCAGTTTGAAAGCCCGGAACAAGATTAAGCCAAGTCAGCACTGTGCCGTGAGCAAGATAGCGATCAGTAACCGTTGCCTTATCATCGGCATTCAGTGCTTTGATTGCAAAATCCAGATCACCAAGCACAACGCCATCTGCCTGTGCTGTTTTACCGTCTGCTTTCTTGGCCGATGCTATTTCAGCGGCAGCTGCGTTATGTGCCATGCGCTTGCGCATATGATGAAAGAACAGAGCCTTTTCTTCATTCTCAGTCAGATCAGAATTATGTCCTGCTTTTGCTGTCATTTTTTCGCATCCTTTTTTGTTTGAAAGAGCGCAGCCAAAGTTTCAGCCTCGCTCTCAATATCCTCCAGAGAAACATGCGGATTAATCGCTTTCTCGACTGCGATTTCATGCTGCAGCCGTCTCAGTTGTTCTTCACAAACATCGACATACGCCGCCCTGATACGAGCAAAGAGACCGGCATCAACCGTCTTCGCTCTGCCTATTCGGATGTTGTTCAGCGACCAGAAAGAAATCCCGTAACGACTACCAATGCGCCGCACTGCGTTCTCTTGATCGCCCCAACCTCTCGTTTCTTTTGCAACTATCTTCCGGACGTACCGGTTCGCTAAATCGGCGCTACACATAACTTCATGCACCTTCTGCTTACTTTCTTTGCACCACATGCACGAATTCCCTTGCTACGTTGATTTCGGGAAACGCCGGTTTGTCCGGAGGTGTCAGAAAGGAACCGAATGAAATGAAAGCACCGGGGAAACGCTTGAGAAACAAATTGCCGGTGCAACTCGAACTACCGCTTTCAGGTGACACTACGCTCCTGAACTGCGGGATTTACTGGTGGGAAAAAGGTGACGGTAATCGCCTGAAACCCGCCAATTCAAATGACCCGTTCACACTGGATGATAATTTTTCAGACCAGAATTGAGGCGGGTAATCTATGGGGCTGGCGCGATGGGGGGAGTTATCGCGCCAGCCCTTTTCCATGTCAGTTAAGCGGGGGAAGCAAATTAGACATGGAAACTGTGTTAAGCGGCTGCACAACCAAATATATCCGGCCGAAGATCATGACGGCTAACACCCGTAATTTTCTCGACTTCAATGGTTCTATCAGCGGGAACGCGCTTCCATTGCGAAACGGCCTGCGGAGTTATCCCACCAAGAGCCTTCGCTAATGCCGTTGAGCCGCCAGCCTTTTGTTTCGCAAATTCACAAATCTGTTCCATACACATATGAAAGCATTTCTTTCATATGATTGCAAGCACTTCTTTCGATGAAAGTTATTCTTTCGAAAGGCATAGTCTCCAGATGAAAGAAGAACACTTAGATTCCACCGCGATAGGTCAGCGCATCAAAGCTCTACGAAGTGAAAGTTTAGGACTTTCACAGGAAGCTTTTGCGCGCCTCTTAGGCGTAACAAGAGGCGCAGTTGGCAACTGGGAACTCGGCAAAGGTATCAAGTTCGAAAACATTCAAAAAATGGCAGTCATTCTCAATCAACCAGTAGAGTGGATTGCTACAGGACGCGGCCAATTGCCGAGCAATAGTTCCAAGGCAGAGCCTTCAGAAGGCAAGCCGTCCAAACCTCGCCTCGTCTCCAGCTTTGATCCAGATGATGATGTGCAGTCCGGTAACGGCTATTCCCGTGAACACTGGAAACCGCACACCTCAGGCGCGATACCTGAGCTTGATGTAAAGCTCGGTGCTGGAAATGGTACGATTGGTGAAGTTATTAATCTACCGGTTGGCGATAACAGTGTATCCGGCCACAAGGTGATCCGCGAATGGCTTATTCCGGTTGATTACCTGCAGGACGAAATCAAAGCATCACCACGCCACAGCACCATTATGGAAGTGATCGGCGATTCAATGCAGCCGACATATCTGCCCGGTGATCGTGTTATCGTTGATCTATCACAGGACACGATGAGCGCGGATACCGTCTATGCGATCAGCTATGACGATGAACCGCCCCAGATCAAACGGCTGCAAAAAGTACCGTTCAGCGATCCGAAACAAGTGAAGATAATTTCGGATAATCCAATTCTTGAGACATTTTCAGTGGAACTAGACAAGCTGACGATCATTGGGCGCATCTGTGGGCATATCGCTCGTAAGTAACTTTAAATTATATGCTTATCTAAAAGACGATTTAGCACCTAAAGTCTGTGAGAATATCTATGGCACGCATACCAGCTACTCGCTATGGCATCGCCGAATGGTTTGGCAATGATATAGTGACAATGACACCAGAGCAGCGTCAGTCATTTGCACAAGTTGCCATTTTACAAGACCAAAACGGTGATTTATCCAGCGCTCCTAACTGCCCATTCCTTTCAACTGTAGTTGAGAATGCCCGATGCAACAAAGCTAGCGGTGTCTGCAGTATTAGGAAATTTTCCCGAGCTGAGAATAACTCTGGTGAAATAGTAGCAAATGATAAAGTAGTAACAGTTTGCCCTACCCGATTTCTTCAAACATTGAGCAACGGGGAAAATATATTCACTTGGATTTCAGAAAAAATACTTGAAATATCCAATCCAATAGTAGTGAAAGAGACGCCATTTCTACGTAAAATTTCAGATGTTTTTCGAACTGATGAGAAAAACATCGATGCAGATAATGAAGACGAAGGAAAGAAAGCTGGCCGCATAGATTGGATTTTGATTGATCCCTTTAGCATGGAATCTAATGAGCTTGATTGGTGTGCAGTCGAGACACAAGCATTGTATTTTTCAGGTAATAAAATGCGTCCTGAATTTGATGCATATGCTGAAACCTCTTCAACTGTATTATTTCCGATCGGCAAACGCAGGCCCGATTACCGTAGCAGTGGTCCTAAGCGTCTTTCTCCACAACTAGAGGTCAAAGTACCAGTGTTAAGAAACTGGGGTAAAAAAGTTATTGTATTAATTGATCGCTTTTTCTTTGAAAACATGAACGTTCTCGACGACCCTTTTCCACGAGCAAAAAACGATCAAGAGCGCCGAGATAATTCAGAAGTTATTTGGTTTGTTGTAGATTATGACGATCATTTAAACATGTACGCTTACAAAGTTATTTACACCACACTTGAAAGCTCAAAACGAGCTTTAAACGCAACCGAACCACTGAGTAAATCCGACTTCACTAATAACCTAAAAATGGTCATCAATGATGCTTCCCGTAGCAATAAAGTATTCAAGGTTTGAGGATCAACAACTCATAAATAATAGCATGGTGGGTATTTTTCATTGGCACCATCTGCACCGTAAAGCCATATTTTGCTGCCATAAGCTTCACTTCGTCAACGTCATCATAGGTCATCATTACAGAACCACGCACGTTAGCCATAAGAGAAAACAACGCTTCATGGTCAATCTCATTATGAGTGTATAGTCTGGAACCTGCTTTTTTACCACCAGCTGTATAGGGTGGATCAACAAAGAAAAAAGCATTTGGGTCATCAGCAAAGCGTCGTATAACTTCAAAGGCATCGCCTTTTTCAAACCGTACCTTTTCCTTATATCTTCGTATTGTCTCAATACGAGCAGCCAATGTTTCAGGATACCAGCGCGAGCGCAACCCTTTTCCGGCCTCTCCCTCCTTCACTAGACCGGCGCCTGCGGCCATAATACCGCCTCTTTGCATCCTGTTTTTAATTATTGTTCTGAATGCTCGGAGTGTGGTTCTTCGTGGATTACTGTCTAATATTTTTTTTACGTTAGGCAAATTCACTTTAAAAGAAGTAATTTTTTTGGATAGCGTCAAAACATCAGCATCGGAACCATGAAAAATCGTTTTCCAGACCGCAGCTACATCATCATCTAACTCGCATAAAAAAACAGCATCCGCCAGATTTTCGGCGGCTACACTTAGGCCTGTGATGGCTCCGCCAGCAAAAGGCTCAACAAAAATAGACGGTTTAGTTTTTGCACTCACTAACCACTGCCTAACCTCCGGAACAAGCCATGTTTTACCTCCAGGATATCGAAAGGGACTCAAATGGCGTACCTGTGCAACATTAGTTGGTTTATTTTTCTCTTGAATCTGGCTCAAAAGCGCTGTCAATGTCTCTGCTTTCCCAGGGTCTATAAAATGAGGACGAAGGCTATCGAGTGCAGAACGACATTTATCATGAACAAAAACTGTTGAACGTGTGACACCTTGAGCTTTCAAGCGTGAAATACGTCTTTTTTGTCTTTCAACTGCTGTCGCATCCATCTTTGATTCCCCTTCACCTTACATATTTGGAATTATCATATAAATTAAAACAAACCACTAAATTCCGTGAACATTCACGGACTTTTCATAATCTCATATTTTTCTCGTTTTATTCCAGAATAAGCTATTTTGCATTCGTGCCGGGTTTCGTGCAATTGAGCACATTTATCATCAGCTGTATAAGAGCCCTCGCTCATCCCATCTTATGAAAGATCACATAACATATTGTTTTTCTTGGTTATGAAGGATGGTGAGGTAAGGGTTCGAGCTAAAGACCCCCCTACCCCCAGAAAGACAAAAGCCCTCCCAGAGGTAGGGGAATCTGTAGCATGTCCTGAAGGCTGGAGCCGGCAATGGGACAGATGCTAGAACGCCTTTCAGCCGTTCGTCCTCTGTTTCTGGCAGCACCGTAGGACTTTCGACCCCCGCGCTTGTGGCTGCACCAGCAAAGGGAATTGCACCCTCGTCACCACTTTCATTGAAAGCATCAAAGGCATACCTCTCAACCGAATTGAAAGCAATACTTTCTTTTCGCTTGCATGCAAATGAAAGATATGCTTTCATAAACCCATCAACAGCACGAAGAAGCCCACCGGCCGATCTGCTTTTCACGATGGGGTTTTATGAAATGAACAAGATTGCTCTGAATGCCGCCGAGCGCATCATGCTCAAAGTCCCGACATTCTCCGGTTACGAATACGCCGATCCGCGCCTGATCCATGGCGCGACTTATACAGACGTTATCAAGGCGGCTGGCGATTACGATGCCATTGAGATTTACCGGTTCGACGAACAGTCAATGTGCGTGACCGACATTACCGATGAAGTGTCTCTGCATTTCACAGGTGATGTTCTGGACAACCCGCCGCTATGGCTTCGCCACTCTGTCAGCTTCGGCAACATCGTTGCAGCTGAACGCCGTTCAAGCCGTGAATTTGCAACCCATGAGCGTTCGTTCGCTCAAGTAGCTCTGTGAGGTGATGGCTATGACAGCACCACTCATGGATCGCGTGTGGGACGCATATTGGGATCAGGGCAACACCAAGCTTGCGCTGGAGCGTGTTGTCGAGGTTGTTCAAGAGGATTCCAAGCAAGCTCTGATTACCGCTCATGTCGAAATCGAGCGTTTAACGCAGCGCTGCGCTGAACTTGAAGCCGAATTGCAAGCTGCCGGTTTACGACGGTTGGAGGCAGCGTGATGGATATCAAGTTTGATCGTGATGAATTCCAGTCAATCGGGACTATTGCGTCCAAGGTTGTAAAGGAAGCAGCTGAAAAGGCTGGTTTCACTGAACATCCGGATGGAATTTACTTCGGCATGTCTGACGCAGTTTATCATGCAGATACAGCTCTTGGCTCAACTGGTCTGAAAAAGCTGGTCGGCAACGCTCCAGACTTTTGGTGGGACAGCTGGATGAATCCGGCTCGTGATGAAAACGACGATACACCAGCCAAAATCTTCGGCCGTCAGTTGCACCTATGCGTTCTGGAAGGCTTGGAGAAATTCAAGACTTTCCATGCGCCGCAGTATAATTCGGCCAACCGCAAAGAAGGTATAGCCGAGATCAAGGAAATCACTGCTGCCGGTAAGGTGCCGGTCAAATTCAAAGACTATGCGAAAATCCTTGCTGCATCAGCATTTATCAAAGCGAATAAGACGCTGGCAAACGCCTTTGAAGGTGGTCAGCCCGAAGTCTCCGTATTCTGGACGGTTGATGGTGTGAGGTTCAAAGCAAGGTTTGACTATCTCAAGCTGAACGCGATTACCGACCTTAAATCCATTGCTAATCGCAACGACAAAGCATTCGCCAAAGCCTGCCGTGATGCGGTTGCGAGTTATGACTACATCATTTCCGCAGAGCATTACACCGAAGGGCGCCGCCAACTCAAACGCCTACTGAGTGAAGGTCGCGTGTTCGGTTCATATGATCCGGAATGGCTGACAAAAGTCGCAGCAAATGAGGTTTTCGCCTTTGTTTTTGTCTTTTGGCAGAAAGACGGCGCTCCGATCTCGCATGGCATCAAGCTTTCCCCTGGCAATCCGCTGTTCAGCTACGCCCGAAGCATGATTGCTCAGGCAGTCAGCAACTACCGCACCTATCTGGCCGAGTTCGGTACCGAAACAGCTTGGGTACCATCAACTCCACTTGAAGAATTAGACGAAACTGACCTGCCGGTCTGGTACCAGCAGCGCCTTATGACGGGATCGTAATTATGAACCAGATCGTACCAGCACAAAAACGCTCCCTCGTGGACAGCATGGCATCCCGTTACGACATGGAGCCTGCAGCATTCGTTTCGGCCATCAAAGCAACAGTAATTAAAGGCGATTGCTCAAACGAGCAGTTTGCGGCCTTCTTGATGGTTGCCAAGGAATACAAGCTCAATCCTCTCACCAAAGAGATTTATGCTTTTCCAGACCGTGGTGGCATTCAACCTATCGTTTCGATTGATGGCTGGATGAACCTGATCAACTCGCACCCGCAATTTGACGGCATGGAGTTTCAGGACACAAACGGTGACGACGGAAAGCTGTATTCGGTTGAATGCCGGATTTACCGGAAAGACCGTGCACGTCCGATTTCCGTGATTGAATATATGTCCGAATGCTTCCGTCAAACTGACCCATGGAAGAAATGGCCTAACCGCATGCTTCGCCATAAGGCTGCAATTCAGGCCGCACGATATGCATTCGGCTTTTCAGGCATCATGGAGCCGGACGAGTACGACCGGATGAAAGATGTATCCCCGCAGGTCAAAACTGTGATTACAGACCCGCTGTCGGACGAGCCAATCGCCACACAGGAAACCGTGACAGTTGATGGTGAAATACTCAATGAAACGGCAGAACAAGAAATACCGGCAGATACTCCCCTGTCCGATGCCGGTACAGAGGGTGGTGAGCAGTCCCCATCAGCCGCCACCTTCGATAATTCCAGTACTATCGATCATCTTACCGATCAGGACAAGGTTTCACTGCGAGAACTGATTACACGCCTGAAACCGGCTGTCGGCGATGATCCGGAAATTATTACAGCTACTGCACAATCATTCACCGCGGCCGGTTTTGCACTGTCAGATTTTGCCAAAGCAAAAGCACGGGCAATCACCAAGCACTTCATTTCTGCTTGTACCGGTGAACTGGAATTAACTGACGCAATCGCACTTGCCTATGGCATCGCCCAGATTGATGAAAGCGAGGTTCAGTCATGAGCAAGCGCATGGAGTTCTCTCGTAAGGACAAGGCAAAGATCATCGCCCGTGCGAACGGCAAGTGTGAGAAATGCTATGCGATGCTGAAAACCAGCGAAGGCGAAGTCGATCACATTCTGCCCTGCGCACTTGGTGGCGAGGCAACCGTAGCCAATGGCCGCCTGCTCTGCCGTGTTTGCCATGTTGAAAAGACGGCCGGAGATATCAAGGCCATTCGCAAGTCAGACCGGCAGCGTGACAAGGCCAGCGGCGCGGTAAGGCCGAAGTCTTCGCTGGCAGGTCGGAAACAACCAAAGCCGGCACTCCGCAAAACACTGCCACCACGCGCGATGTTTGTACCCATAAATCGTACAACCTTGGCGCAAGGAGGTGGGGAGTGAACGATCTACCGAGTTGGACAGCAAACCTAACACCGGTTGATATGACCGGAGCAGCCACGCTGCTCGGCGTATCGCGCAGATACCTGGTCGATGCGATTAAGAAACACGGCCATTATGAAAGACGCGGGGCAAAGAAGGTGTTTTACCCCGAACATATTGCACTTTTACGGGATGCTTTGACGTGTCAGGACTTAAACTCGAAAACAAAAACGGAATTTGGCACGTTACCGGAACCGTCGCAGGACAGCGCGTTCGAAAAAGCCTTAGCACTCGCGACAAAGCAACCGCAGAAGAACTCAAAGCTCAATACGAAGCGAAGCTCTGGAAACGCCACACCTATGGCGAAGAAGCAGTAAGGACGTTTGAGGAAGCGGCGCTAAACTATCTCGAACAGGGTGGCGAAGGCCGCTTTCTTCCGAAAGTGCTCAAATTCTTTAAAGGTCGCGCTGTAGGTTCAATTAAGCCGGCTGAAATTCGCCAGATGGCGATATCCATCTATCCGAACGCTGCACCCCGTACCCGTAACCGGCAAGCTGTTGCTCCTGCTCGAGCAGTCATAAATCATGCTCATGACCTTGGTTGGTGCGGTCATATCAAGGTCAAACAGTTCGAAGTGCAAAAATCACTCAAGCATAAACCGGTTGATCGTGAGTGGCTGGATGCATTCTTGGCTGAGGCAGACAGTAGCAATCTGCATCATCTGTCTGCCCTAGTGCTTTTCATGAACCACACCGGCACCCGCGTTTCCGAGGCAATACGGCTTACAGGCAAATACGTAGACCTTGAAAACCGCATGGTCATTTTGGAGAAAACCAAAACAGATGAATGGGAAACACGACACCTCACCGAAGAACTGGCCGTACGTATTTCAAGCCTTGGCGCAGGACTGAATGATCGTGTATTCTCATATACAGACCCGAAAGCAGTTAACCGGCGAATGAAGGCAGTCTGCGAACGCGCAGGCATCGAACCACGCAGCACTCATTCCGCAGGCAGGCATTCTTTCGGGACGAATGTGATGGCGGCTGGCGCACGGGTAAAAGATGCTATGGAAGCAGGCGGCTGGAAATCAGCCAAGCTATTCATGGAGACCTACGTGCACAGCCATGAAGGCGGTAAACGTGTTGCAGCTTTGCTGAATGACGAAAATTCGCCAACTGGCACGATTTTGACAAGTACACCAAAGCCGTCACGGCGAAGGTTCGGAAAACAAAGGGAAAAATGATAATCGGCTGCATCTCTTGGTAATGGAGAGGTCGGGAGTTCAATCCTCCCTCGCAGTACCAGTTTTCCCAAAGAATTCAAATAGATGCAAAGCGCCTCATTCGGGCGCTTTTTTCATTTCTGCACAAATGCACGGAACATAGCGCGAATAAACTCGTGCATCCGTGCAAAATCCGTGCAAGCGAAATCGCAAATATCTTCTTCATTTTAGATTCGCACAGCCTTGGTGCAAAAAACGGCACTGCA